CAACATAGTTTTAAAATCTCTTGTTAATAGCGTATACTCTCCAGAACGCTCATCATATGTAAATCCATCTACCTTAATATTACGCTTATTAAGTTCATTTATAGCAATAGCTTTTAAATCGCTTAGTTTGTAATCCCAAGATATATAAATTCTTTGTTTGTGTCTAGTATCATTCAGCGCTACTCTTGAACCTAAGTAATTTGTAGGTGGTAAATAATAAGCCTTGATACCGCGAAAATGGAACATACGCTTCTTATTGACTTCATAGTTTGTTTTCATCGCTTTACTATAGTCTAGATAAGTTTGTGTTCAAATGAAATAATTATAATTGTAATACATACACCCAACAAAAACCCTATCATACCGCTAACGTATATGTAAAATCTTGCTTCTTCTTCATTTTTTATTTTATTCATCGCTTTTACCTTTCGCAATAGTAGATGAATAGCGGAGTTGTGAGTGGGAGGATGCTTGTATTGTTTTACCGCTACTCATCTGTTGTCTATTGCTTTGTTTAGTTCATAAACAAATGTTTCTGCGCTCATACGATTATTATCATACTGTGATGTTAAATAACGCAGTTTACTCTTTCTGACATTTCTATAGTACGCACTGTTGTCTTCAGTGTAAATATTAAAATCTTTATCTATTTTATATCGCATACCATTAGCTTCTAGTGTTATTAGTCTATCCGGTACATATTTATTGTATGTAGGCAATCCTTTATATTTATCTTCTGGAGGTACGCTTTTATCTAGGTTATAGCGATAAGTTTCATTAATTACTGTATCTCTAATTGTAAATCTAATATTGTATTGACTGTAATATTGTATAAATTCATTGAGTATTATATCTCTAGCTGTTTTATAGTGTGTCGCCTTAGTAGTATGATATACAATTTTATTGTTATTGCTAAAATCTTTAGCGATTATACGAGTAGAATGTAGATTTAATTCTATTATAACTCTATGCAATGTGAGGATTCCGAGGGTTTGAGGTGTTTAAGTATGTGTATCTTAAAATAAGTCATAAAAAAAGGCTATCCAAAGATATGAATAGCCTAGTTTTATTGCAATCAATAAATAATGTTATTTATCTGGCTTAGGAGTCTTGATATTCTGAGCTTTTGCAGTAGCTTTGTATATCTCCTTAAACTTATCCTTGCTTACTCCAGCTTTATCAGCTTCAACTACTCTAAATAACGGCTGAACTTGTATTAGTTGGTTATTACCATCTATTACATAGCCTTTCTTACCTGTTGTCGTAACATTAGGCAATTTCTTAATTGCTTTGGTGAATGAGTTTTTTAAAGTTATAATAGTATTGTTATCTACTACCTTTCCAGTTCTAGCCTTAGGAAAAGTGTTTCCTTTAGCTTCCTGCATTGTCATCCAATCATCAAAGCCTTTCTGATTGAAAACTTCTTGACCATCTACTATATCAGTAAACAATGTTATTTTGAACTCTTCAACCATAGCATTAGTGTATCTAACCATAATTATTATCCTTTTTGTTAGTTAGTTGTTTAATTGACAGTAGTAATATAGTGTAGTGAATTGATTAGTGTCAAGATTTAAATCAAACAATAAAACAAGTATACATTGATTGTTTTATTGTGTTTTGCTTTGCTTTTCAGATAACAATATAACAATTATACAATACAATTATTCATAACATACATTATACGACATAATTTTTCAACGTAAATACAATATAGTCGAAAACCGACTGACCGGGGTCGGGGGCATATAAAAGACCCACACACAAAGTAACCCTATTTTTGCAGTTTACCTTAAAACAGCGCTATTAAACCTCAAAATATTTATGAAAATTTTTTTTCAAGTTTTGTATAGTATATATAGTATAGTAATAGTAGTAGAAATAACTATTATATGCGTAGAGTATATATTATATATATAAGAGCTATATATTATATATATAATACAAAGCCTAAAATTGCTAATTTGACATTTTCAATAATATTGCTTAACTTCCGCTGTGCTAGACTCAGAAAAGAAGAAAACATTGGCACAGGCTAAAAAGCATTGTTGTAACTGGGTTAACCATATATGCATAGGAGCTATGATGAAACATGAAAACGGGACATTGTATCAAATAATAGACAAAAGGTATGCGAATAAGCCTTGTAAAGCTTATGACTGTAACTACTTTGAAAACGTAGTAGTACCCATAGTGGATAATGGACATTAAAACATTTGACAGTGAAGCTTTTGCAGTTGATGCTGAAGCTCATTTTTACCTTTGGTGCTGTGATTGTAACTTAAGGCACTTAGTTGTGCTAGAAGCTATGGGAAAAGGCGCTGAAGAATTTAAAGAAAAAGGCGGCAAGATAGCGATTGGTATGCTACGAGATGATGTAGCTACTGATATGTCGCGTAAAAACAATAACATAGTATTATATAGTAGGAAACATGGCAAGAATAAAGAAAAACAAGCGTAAAGCACTTATTATACCAGATGTACATTTTCCATTACAGGATGATGCTGCTATAAACTGCGTAATAAAGGCTATATCTATAATAAAACCTAATATATTCGTATGCTTGGGCGATTTAGGCGAATGGAAGAGCGTTTCACCTTTTAAGTACAAAAGGCGTAAGCGTCCGCCATTAGAATATGTTATAGAAGATTTGGAACAAGAACAGGTAAAGGTCAATGCTGGTCTTGATTTGTTCGATAACGCATTAAAAAAGGTTAAATGCAAAGAAAAGCACATGATTGAAGGAAATCATGATAATTGGTTAAATATGTTTGTAGAAGAATATCCATATTTGGATAAATACAAGTATAAGAACATTATGAGACTTGCTGAAAGGGGATATAAGTACTATCCCTATGGCAAGCTTATGCGTATAGGTAAGTTATACTTCTATCATGGAGGTCATTACTCTACAATTAGCCATACTAGGCAGCATACCATGAATCTAGGTAAGAACATAGTATATGGACATACTCATGACGTACAAAGAGCTGGTGTTACTCATGTAGATGGGGCTCATCATGCCTTTTCAATGGGTTGTTTAAAAGATATGTCTAGTGAAACGAATATGTGGTTAAATAATAGGCAGGTTAACTGGGCTCATGCCTTTGGAGTAGCAAATTGGTTTTCAAATGGAGATTTTCGTTTAGAGGTTGTCGACATAGTTAATGGTAAAACATTTCTATGGGGTAAAGAGATAAACGGCAACACAGCCGCGTCCGGAGGAAAAATGCTAATAAAGCTAAGAAATAATAAGTAATAAGGTCGGTAGTGGCGCGGTATAAATTAGTAAAAGGTGTTAAACAGCCTGTTTTTGAAGATGTAGATGAATTTAGGGAATTGTACCCTGATGAGTTCATTTATGATAATTGGCGTGATGCACCTACAGAATCATGGACTATGACTGATGATAATCAGGTTTGTAGAATAATAAAGCGCTTGCCAATAAAAGGTGGTGGTGAATTAGTTACTACTGTATTGGGAACTAGGCATAGTGAGCGTAAACACTTAATGTCAGGACTGCCTCCTAAAAATATATATAGTTTGTCTAGGCATGAAAGTAGTAATGTGCATAGAGCTAATAAGTCAAATTTATCACGAAGAGAGCGCTTGTTTGCTAAATACGTTGCAAAGGGTATGAATCCTACAAAAGCGTATTTAAAGGTATATCCTACAAATAAAGAGGATTATGCTAATAATCAGGCAACAGCCTTGCTTAAAACAGAAAGGGTCAGTAAATTGGTTAGTGAAGAAATAAAACAGTCTATGCTGAAAGTCGGTATAGATGAAGACTATTTACTTGAGAAAGCAAAAGTAATAGTTGATAATGATGGAGCTAGAGATTCAGATAAACTTAGAGCACTGGAGATGTTAATGAAAATAGCTGGTATGTTTCCAAAAGAAAAGAAAACAGAGTCTCTTGCTGTCTTTGAAGGCTTTAGTAAGGAAAAACTTGCTCAATTTGGTGGAGCTAGTATAAAATTAATATCTCATGGAGAAAAAGACTCTGCTTAAGGATGGATTCAGCAATATTTCTATAGAGAGTATGCCTGTAGTCATTACTCATAGTGAGACTTGTTATGTTTGTGAAAGAACTGTAACAAATGATGATAAGATGGTTATATTTGAAGATAATGGAAAACCTAGGAGTTATTATTGTATCTTCTGTCATTCTGTATTTGGGGATGATGATATATTAATATTTGCAAATACCAGTAAAATTAATAATATAGTGGGGTTATCATGAAAGAAAGTTGGTTTAGCAATTGGCTAGATATAGATGTAATAGAAAAAAAGAAAATAAAAAAGGAAAAGAAAGATGAAAACAATAATAATAATAATGTATTTAACACCGGTAAGCCCGATAGTAACAGTACCCGTTTGCTATAGCATATATAAATTTATAAGTTGGATAAAGTCAATAATTTTAACATAAACCCGTCTCCTTCTGAAATGAAGGAAGCTGATGAAATATTAGCTAATTCATTTAAAGACCTATTATATTTTGGTAGAGCCTTTCTACCTAAAGATTTTTTAAATAAAAGTGCTTCTCCAAAATTTCATAAAAATATAGCAAAAAAACTAATTAGTACTCAACCCGGAGCTAGGATATGTAATATACTGCCCAGAGGTTTTGGTAAGTCTATATTGTCAAAAGCAGCTATATTGCATAAAATGTTATTTAGTCCTAAGGAAAAACAACAGTTTATTGCTTGGATTGCTGAAGAACAGGGACAGGCTATAGACCATTTAAAATATGTTAAGACACATTTGGAAGTAAATAAGTTTATTCGTTATTATTTTGGTGATATGGCTGGAGACACTTATGGTAATAGATGGACTGAAAAAGATATTGTAACTGCTAAAGGCGATAGAATGATAGCAAAAGGTACTTCACAGCGCTTGCGTGGTCGTTCTGAGTTAGATGTACGTTATACTGCTATTATACTTGATGACTTTGAATCTGAGTTAAATACTAAAACACCAGAGCGTAGAGCTGAGATTAAGAAATGGGTAGTATCTACTATATATCCTGCATTAGAAGAATCTGCTGGTAGAGAAGGTTGGATATGGCTATGCGGTACTATTGTACATTTTGATAGCTTTTTACAAATGATTTATGATGGATATAATGAAGCTACTGATAATAATAGAACATATCCTTGGGATGTTACTTTTTATAGAGCTATTGAAAATGAAAAGCCTATATGGCCTGAACAGTTTTCAAAGAAAAAACTTGCCGCTAAGAAAAGAGAGTTTATAGAAGCAGGTTTAGTTAATAAGTTTGCTCAGGAGTATATGAATGATGCTCGTGATATTTCTACAGCATCATTTAAGATAGATAGAATACAATATCATTCTCATGAATTTAAATCTATTGATAGAATGGCGTATTTAGCAACTACAGACGAAATGATACCTGTTAATGTTTATATAGGTGTTGATATAGCA